AGAATAACAATGGCATCCTGTGGGTGTCTGGAGAAGTCGGTGCAAAATCCTATCTGGTAGCACCCGGTACGAGCGTTTTACTGATGGACAGTGAAAGCGAAAAGTTCTACATAAAATCCACAGATGTTTCCGGTATGCCGCAGCCATTACGGACGTTCGAATACCACGAAATAGGCACTCAGATGCCGCCTAAACAACCTGTTCAGAACATGGACAGTAAATACGTCACCAGACAGGAATATGACGATTTAAAGAGCAAATACGAAACTATCATAAACCGATTAAATTCTTTTTCTGAACCTGTTAGGGCTAATACCGCACAGGAATCAGCAGCCAAGGGAGGAAATACAGATGAGTAATCCATTATTTAATGTGCTTGGTGGT